AAAACAAAAGAAAAAATATACCTTAAGCTGCAAAGTGGCGGGCAGCTTACGGGTAAAAGCGCGGCTGAGCAGGTTGCACTTATTACCGCCAAATATGATGCAGATCAGCTAAGTGCCAACCTAAGTATTGCAAAGGGTAAGCTAGCCAAAGGCGGTACGCTTAACAAGCTAAGCCCTGTTGAAAAAGCAGCAGTAAATACCTTAGAAGGCGATCAGCTAGAAACGTTCCTAAGTGAAGTTAACGACAAAAAGATTGCCCTTGCAGCCAAGGCAGCCAAAGAAGGCGACCCCGTTACGGTAAAGGTTGTAGACAACCCCGTAGCCGCAGCACAACGCGCAGACGGGCCGTTAATGGATGACTTGGAGCAAGTGGGTGGCCAAGGGGGAAGTAACACTGGCGGGCTATTTAACAACGTTGTCACGGGTGAGCAGTTTTACATTAAGGCACCCCAAAGCGCGGTGCATGCCAAGGTTGAGGTGCTAAGTGCCAAGCTATATGAGCGGGCAGGCGTAAAGGTACCGCAAATTACACCTATTAAGCTGAAAGGCAGCATTGGCAATAGCAATGTTGATGGCCAGTTAGGCGTAGCCAGTAAGATCGAAAGCGTTGAGGATTTAACGGTTGCCAAGATGGCTGATATGCAAGATGCAGCCGATGGGTTTGCTGCGGATGCATGGTTGGCTAATTGGGATGTGATTGGTAACGGTGGGGCTAAGGAGTTAAACCTTAAGGCACTGGCCAATGGTAGCGCCCTACGTATTGATACAGGCGGCACGTTGTTCTTGCGCGCACAAGGTGGCCGCAAAGCATTTGGCGATGTGGTTGAAGAACTGGATACCCTGCGCGACCCACGTATGAACGCGAATGCCAGTGAGGTATTTGCAAAGCTAACAGATGAGCAAATAGCCATTGGTGTGCAGCGCATTGTTGCAATAGACAACGCTGCAATACGCCGCATGGTAGTTGATGTAATGGGCGATGATGCTGATGACATTGCTGAAACGCTTATTGCGCGCAAGAACTACATGGCAAGGCGTTATAAGGCGCAGCTAGATGCCCTTTCAGCCAAAGCAAAGCCCATGGAGGTGCCAACGGTAGGGGTAGCCCCTGCACAGCATAAGGCGGTAGTTGAGGGCCGTGTAAACGGGTACACGATACTAGCTGATAAGGACAGTATTGAAGATCAGCAACTGCACCTGTGGACATTTGAGCAGGGCGGCAAAGCAGGCGGTGGCATTTCTTTTAAGGTGCGCGGTAAGGCAAGTGCTGCATTAACCAAGCAGTATAAAAACCTAGCAGAGGTGGGTGGCGATACTGGCCCCCTTATAAGCTTCGGTGACTTAGACAGCGCCATGGAAGAAATACTGCGCGGCTTGGGTGCGTTAGCTTCTAAGGGCGAGGTGTTACGGTTAAAGGACACGCAGCGGTTCAGTGCACTAAAAGATTTATACAAAGAAAAGCTTGGCGAAATCAAAGTGTACGTAAGAAATAACGATTACCCAGAAGAATTGCTTACACGGTTTCAAGAAACCTACAGCGCATGGGTGGATGATTTAGACATGACTTTTGCCCAAACTCTTGTAGGTGAAAAAGTTGTATGGGCACCCCACACCACTGCGTTTTTTAAGCGGGGCGCATTAGTTCTCCCTGATCGCATTATAAAAGATGCCGCTAAACCGGAAAGTGTGTGGAAGGTTGGCCAGTATAGGCCACGCCAAGGTAGCACCAATAAGGGCAACTTGACCTACGATGCAGACGACCAAATGAGGGGGCTGTCTACAGGCACTGATGGCAAAGCACTACAGTACAAGGATGACTTTATTGAAGTTAACTACCTGCCTGACAGTGCCAACCGTGCATGGCAGGGCCAAGTGGATGTAAGGTTTACTGGCAGCAGCATAGATGACTTTGACAGTGCGATGGCCAAGCTAACCGAACTTGGGTTCGATGTAGCGCAATCAACACCAGTGCAGCAAGAAGTGCTTTATTTAAGTCGGTTTCTGTACCTACATTCAGCCAAAAATAGCACCATGCGGGATATTGCGCGTGAAGCGTTGGAGGATGCATCTGATTTGCCATTCGATCAGCGAGCAGATGTGCTTCGCACAGCAGCTAGTAAGGTCATGGGTGTAGATGATATTGCCCAGACACCAATGTATAGCCCTAGCGGTGCATGGGAATATTGGGGTAATGGCAGGCACGTACAGCAAAGGCCAGACTTGTATGGCAAAGAGTGGGACAAGTTTGCCGAAAACCACCGCTTATACCACGACTTTACCTATGGTGGTGGTGATATGAGGGGGGCGCTTGAGAATATTCTGGAAGGCGGCGGCGCTATGGCCCCAACTACGGATAAAGTGCGTAGGGGTTTGAGGCCAAGTGGTGCAAGCCCAGAACAAGATCAAATTTCTGGCGGTGCAGCCTATGTATTTACGCGCATAAGAAACATAGACAATGGTTTGCGTGAAGGCATTTACTTTAAGCCTAGCCTTTTACGGCGGCTAGACGCAATTAGTTACGACAGTGACATGTATGGTCGGACGCGGGGTAATTTTGTTGCTGAAAATCGCGGCGTATCTGTGCGTAATTTTAAGGATTTTGCCAGAACGAGCAGTAACGAAACAATATTTAAAAACAGCCTTAGTATCTTTGAGGATGTTGACCTCCTTGTTACGGACGAGCCTCAGCGCATTATTAAAATGTTTAAGGACGCCGGCTATACAAAGGGGCCTGATGGGCGAAAACTGGATGAAGTTATTGTGGATAGGAGCGGCATATAATGGCTAATCAACGTAAGGGGATAGACAGGCGTTTACTTGAGTTTATTGAACGCAGGCTATTGTTGTGTGAGCGCGATGATGGTGAAACGCGATTGGTTGCATATCTAGCTACAAGCAAAGACCGCACGTTTATTGGCTTCCAAAACTGGCCAG